ATTTGCCTTCCTTGCCATTTTTGTTTACATCACCAGGTGCATAGATACAGATGTCTTTTAACATTAGATTTTTACTGATAGGTGACTCATCAAAGTGCTTGACCCAACCTTCTGCCACAGCAGCCTGTCCGTATGATCTTGTGTCGTTGGCATATTTTTTATCATCCACAATGGGACTCATGCGATAAGTCCACTTACCATTTTGTGGTAAATCAATATGATGATACACCTGTCCATTGGCAGTGGCGAGGAATGGGCTGGCACAATCAAAGGAGATAGTAAATTCGGGGTTAACGTATTTTCTAACTGCCCTTTGAATCACGGTGAGTAACACAGCCCATTCCAACTTTGATGTGCCCAAGAAGTGCATCCAATCATGCACACCTGGTTGCAACAAATTATCATAACGCAAGGCCACTAGACGTTTCAGTACCAAATGCACATCACACATGTTCTGACCGCCCATGGCCCAACCATTGAAATGTGTGTCTGGGTATTTTACAGGATCGCAGTAGTCTTTCATCATTTGGTACCACTCTTCTGCATGAGTGTGATTGCCACCTTGCAACACATTCAAGAACTTGGCACCACCATTTTTAACACCTTGACGATGTTTCATGAAGTATTCGTTGTTGTAGTGTGTTGCCTTGACTGCTTCATCTAAGGTTTTAATTCCAGACTTCCACCCGTTCTTTTCGTTGATAACAAAACTTGGAATATCAAGAGTCATAGCATAATCGGCCATGCCATCCAACCATGTCAAGGCCTGTTCGCGTTTTTTCTGTGCCTTGGGACAACCTGAGTTAGCCCTCCAGTCGCCTTCCCACACCCCCTTGGCAATCTGAAACCCTCCTGAGTCTCCTAACAATACAGTACCTGGCTCGCGATTGCGAACCATGTCTTCTGACCAGTCTTGTTTGTTCAGGTCCAAGTTGGCATGTCCACCTGAATACAATGACCATTTGTAAGGAAACAATGCTTTTTGGCTGTTGAGCCAATTCATCTGTTCCATGTCCGTAAGACCTGCAGGAAATCTTGCCGGATCCACATACGGCTCGTTGCGTTGCTTGCCCACAAACGTGGCATAGAAACCTGATATGGCTGGTAAAAACACAGCATAATCATTTTGCTTGGCTGTTAAGTTATCTTGCAATTCGACCCCAATTTATTTTAAGCCACACACGTTCCATAACATAATGAACAATAGCCAACACAATGTGAATAATCACTGCATTGCCCAGGCCAGTCCATAAGGCCGTGATCAGCATGGCAATGATTCTATAACTTATTGTTCTTGCAACGGTACGTGTGTGTGTTTCTGTCATTATTTGCTCTGTGCAGGTAAGATATAGTTGTAAACAGCCACGCCTGAATCCACAGTGATCTTGGCAGCACCATCGTCACTGATGCGGATAGTCTTGTCTCCACTTAGCGCCATGATAGCCATGAACTGTGCCACCGGCCATGACCAAGCACGTTTGAGCTGCCCGGTAACTCCTGATTGAAACACAAAGTTACCAGCGTGTGTTGAATGATCACCAAAGAAAAACTTCAAATCACCGTTTTCGGTCCGTGCTTGGAAGTTGGGCTCTTCAGCATTGGCCTGTGCCTGCATACGCAGTCTCTGAATAGCAGCCACAGTAGGTTCAAACTCAATGTGCCAGGTCACACCTTTGAACTTGGGTGTTTTGAGTTTGTCGTTCACAATCTCTGCTGCCATGAAACGATAGTTGTTGCGGAAGTCCCCAGTGGCATTTTCAAACTCAATACCATCTGGTGCTCCAGTGGCTTTCTTGGTCAATTTGAGTTTGGAATTTTCTTTGTACTCAGGCAAGTTCAACAAGATTTTTAACTTGTTCAAGTTGGGCATGCCAAATGTGCCCATGAAATCTGCGTGTGGATTTTTAAATTCGCCCTCCAGCACCACTGACAAATCTTCAGCTACACCTACAATTGCAGTGTTTTTGTCATCACCAGTGATTTTGATCAAGTCAATGCAGCCAAGATCTAATGTGTGTTCTACCAAGTCTTTAAGATAATCTTTCATGTTTACTCCTATGTTGTATGATTATATAGATTTTTTTGTCAATGAGCAACAATTTTGGCCAGGCTCTGCCCGCCTCTGATGCTGTCAATTTCGCCAGGTCGGCGTATTTCCATCCAGGCAATGTCACCTTGCCCACGATTTACAGAAAGAGTTTCAAACCCAATTTTATCACAATGAGCTTGTATTTCTCTCCCAGGCGTGTAGCACATGAAACTTTTTTCAGCTAGAGCTACCCCATGTGCCCAATCACAGTCATTAAATGTGAATATAGCAATGCCGCCGGGTCTAAGTCTGGTGAACATACTGTCAAGATACTGGCGTACAACTTTCATGGGTTTGTAGTTGAAGTAGTTGTAGGCAAAGATCAATCCATACTGATTTACAGGTAGTTGCCACAATGCATCAACGTGTTCATAGTCATTGATTACATATGGTCTCAACCTACGTTGATATTCTAGTGTAAATGCTTGCACAGCAGGATCTAACAGCTCGTTATGTTGATCTGCTAGATACAAGGGATCTAATGGTACTAGATCTTCGATAAACTTTTCACGACCTGGGCGCATGATCAATCCAGGTAACCGCCAGTCTGTGTACTGTAACAGTCGTCCAGTAAGCAACAATCGACTGTCAGGATCAATATTAAGCCGTCGATTCAAAATGTACTCATTGGTTTCATAGCACATCTCTTCTTCGTATAAACGTTGACTGGCTTGATACTGTGCAGGCTCAAGAGCAGCAATCTGTTCTCGCACATTGGCCTTGAGAGTGTCTAACGCAGTTTGTGCATGCTGAAACTCTTGAGCAATAGCATTGATCTTCTCAGCAAATGCAGCACCGTGCTCGTCAATCTGCACAGCATGATTTGCAACCACATGGCTGATCTCTTGGAATCTTTTAATAGCCGCGTGATAATCAGGAGCAAGTTCATTGCTGTCCAACAAGTTCAAGTATCCAACAAGTTCGCTGAGCTTCATTCAAATGAGAATAGTGATGTAAATGTGTTTTCAGTATTGGTTGCACTGGCTAGATCCCAATCCAACACACCCAACAAGTTGTCAATTTTTTGGTCTACCACAGTGGCTTCCATTTCTGTGTCATCAAAAGGCAAATCCTTGAACCACTGTGGCAAGTGCATCTCGTCTGTGGGATAACCAATTGAAGTCCAACCCAAGGCATTGCTTCTTAGCTTGCACACAATGGTCTTCATGCCATCAACCACCTGCATGCTGTAGTTGTCTGAATTCATTCTGCGCAAGTTGTTCCAGTTCAATGCTGCACGTACATGCCCAGGCATGTTGGCTTTGCCCAGGCGTTCTTCTTCCTTGCCGTACTTGGTCAAGTTATTCACACGCTTGGGTGAGCCTTTTTCCCAGCCTGGTCGCTCTTTGAATTCATATTTGAACTCACGCACACGTTCAATAATTTCGTCACGTTCAGCACCAGCCAGTACTTTATTTAGAATTTCTAGCAAGAAGTCTTGAATAACTTTGGGTGTGTCTGAACGTTTTAGATCCAAGCCAGTGGCCTTGGTCTTGCCAATGGCACCGTTCACATCTAGTCGTTTGTTTTCGATGTCAATGGCGTTGACAGCATAGCGTTTCTTTGTGATAAACAATCCACGGTCTGCCACTGTTTCACGGCCTGCTTTGATCAAGTCGCCCATGTCTCTGGGGCAGTGGAACGCACGTTCCATAAACGCCGGGAATGAATCGTTGACTTGGTCAGCAATTGAATCGTACAGTTGAATACAGATTTCCTTTGACCATTCCATACGACCTTCGGCAACTTCTTGTTTGAGCACAGGCCATGCTGAGAAATAGCATGAGTCTGTGTCACCATAAATCACTGCCCGGCCCACATGATCATACTCACCTGTGATGCACTCATTCAAGTGTGCATCCATGTGTTTGGCAATGCTACGTCCTGTCAGCGTTGTGCTTTGGCCAATGCGTTTGTCAAAGAAACGGCAGCCAGGATTCAAAATAGCACCGTACAAACTGTTCAAGTTAATTTTCTTGACCAGCTGTCGCTTGTCCCAGAAAGCAATCTCTTTGGCATCTTTGGCATCTTTCTTTTTGGCCTGCATTTCTTTGCGTTCAGCATACCAACGTTCCAACAAGCCAGGAATAACGCCTTTCTTTTCGTATGTGAATATGGTGCCATTGGCACTCAAAATCCAAGGCTGGTTTGAGTCAAACAACATGTACCAAATTTCAGCACCTGAGTGTACAGTCTCTTCACCACTCTGCCAATCTATAGTGATTTCTGTGCCACGTTGCTGTTCCATCACTGCTGTGTATTCTAGACTTGCAAACACACCTTCCCATGCAGCCGCAAATGAATCACCCTTGGCCATTTTGTCTCGGATGTATCGGTCAGTCATCACTGGACGCAGTTGACCTATAATGGTTTCTGGTCCCATGTTTAGCGCACGAATTGCCGACGGATATAGACTGTTGATGTCCACTGACCCAATCCACTCATGTAATCCTTTTTTAGGATACGCCACATACGCACCTGCAGCCTGTGTATCTTCGTCTGTGAGTCGTTGTTGTCGATTGGGCACTACCATGCCACGTTCATGTGCTTCGTTGATGATGGCCTGCTCAGTCACAGCCACCGCACCCATTGTGGTGGCCAACAGCACTGTGTTGGCGTGTGCCAGTTCGCTGGCCAGTTCCAAAAAGCGTAACTTCTTGTCCAGTTTGTCCAACAACAAGGTATCTTGTCTGTTGTATTCAATAAAGGTTCGAAAGTGTTGGTTATACAGTTGATCCAATGTGCCTTCAAACTGTGTCTTGCGCTCACCCAGTTCGTATTCAGCAATGGCATCCAGACTGTAACTGTGACGTTCTTCATAAGTGTACTTGCGATACAGTTGCATATAGTCCATATGCACTCGACCCACCAAGTCATAGGTTTCATTCTCAGCACCAAAGCGTTCAAACATACGCTTCTTGGGAAACTGCCCCCACAAACAAAAACGTCGGGTGTCGTCTTTGCTGAGTACTCGAGTTATACGGTTTATTGTGTAGGGTATGTCATAGCCTTCACTATTCCACCCACTCAAGATGTCAGCATCTTCGATCAAGTCCAGGAACATCTTCAACATTTCTGTTTCCGACTCGCACAGCACAGTGTTTTCAAATTCCGCACAGATCTCACGAGCAGTCTCTGCACTCATGTGGCGTGGTGCCACCACAAGTGTCACAAGTTGCTCCAACCAATTCAGATATACCGATATGGCAGTGATGGCATTGAAAGGATCTGTCACAGGAGAGAAACCACGCACTGAATCAAACGCAACTTCAATGTCAAAAAATGCTGTGTGCAGTACAGGTGCGTCTTGGTCTTTGTAGTTCTCTTCAAAGCAACGGAATATGGGATTGATATCTGATTCGTAGATTTGCCGTCCGCTTTGTGCTCGGACTTCCTTGCGGAACTCTTTATTGTTGCGTGTGCTGAATCTTGACACCGGTGTGCCGTAGATGCTTTGAAACTTGCCCCTGGGATCGTCGTAGTAAAAAACATAATTGGCAGGATACTCTCGGTATTGCCTTTTGCCATCCCGGCGTTCTACAACATGAATGCGATCGTGTTCACGATCAAATAGTGCGTCGATATAACTCATTGGTCTCCGTTTGTGGCCGGTATAGCCTTGCTACATGCTCGTAATGTGAGCGACTCATTGTTACTTATCATGCTATTATAACACATCTATACTTTCAATTTCAAACAACGGAGAAATTGCTATTTCTTTCAGCACATCAAGATTTTTTACTCGTCCCACACGTGGCCATCCAGTATATCTTATGATTTTGTCCCATCCGTTTTGTTGTATCCAATCTGGAGCATGAGTATTGTACCAGGTGCGATAAAAGTCAGTTACAACAAAACGGTCAGGACGAATCATTATGTTGATACCTGGCCGTACTAAATCATGAAATTTGCAGGTCTGACCTATGCTGGAAAAATCTCGTTGACGGTATACAAAAATTGGATCATGTCCCACATAAGGATTTTGTAATTTGACGTCACCAAATTCTAATTGAGTAGAAAAAATTAAATCGTTAGGCATTTGGAAGCCATCATCATTGAACCATTCAACCTGTATCCATTTCCCACGAGAATTTTTTGATCCTATAGCATGCAATGCATAATGCAATTCATGTAATAATTCGTCGTGTTCCTTGGCAATACTTTTAAACCCACTGGCTAAGTAGACTTCAATATCTTTGTGCAACTCCACTAATTCTGTTAAAGAATAATGAGTTCGAATCCAATCCCATTTTAAAATATCTTTTGCTTGTTGTGTTAAGACAGAAAAATATTCCAAGGTATATTTGCAAGGATCTCTGCTGATGGGAGTTTGCTGGCTGTTTTTTTTTAATAGATTTATGTAGTCATGTTTTAGACTATTGTTGTCAAGTTCAATTTCCAATGCTGGAAAATTCTTGTATTTTACTAAAACATCCACAGCCATAGCGCAGTTAAAGAGTTTTGCCCACTGTTTCAAGAATTGTTTCCAACAGTTCTTGATCTTGTTTGGTCTTGCCAAATTCAGCCTTGTGTGCCACACGAATGGCTTTCTTCAACACAGCCGGTTTGATTTCTAATTCTTCTGCAATGGCCTTAATGGTGTCAGTCAAGCCGCCTTGTAGTGTGTCAATCTCGTGCATGACCTGCATGCCTTCGTTGATGATTTGGGTGAGTTTAATCTTTTGATCGCCGTTGAATGTTTTGTTATCCATGTGTATTCCTAAAACATTATTATAACACAGATTTTGATTTTGTCAAAAGAAATTTGCTCACTTCAAGCATCACGGTAGCGAATCGCTTTGCTTGCCCAGCAGCCGGGCCACACGGTCCTAAAGTAGGTGTGTTGGGTTGTGTCAGCTCTAATACTCTAGCCTTAGTTTGCTATGGAAGGAGAACTGACCACGTTGCCTATGCCAAATTGGAATTCCAAAATCAACCGGGCATGCATTGGATTTTCAGCAAAAACCGCAGTCCTTACAATCTGTCCCTTGACTAGCACAGTGGCCACGTATTTGTTCATACACGTAATTGTTTGATGCCAGCCAGATGTTGCATACGTTCCACGCTTTCATTGATACCTGTTGCGCTGTCAGCAGCCAATTTGGCCAATTCATCGTCACTGGAGCCAACATAGTTCTTGCCCACATTAGCACCTGACGCACCACCAAAGCCAACTCCTTTGACTTGTTGTTTGGCTTGTCCGGTCATGTTGTTGGTGGCAGTTTTGGTTGTGGTACCGGCCAACTGACCAGCGCCAATGTTTGGTCCAACAGTTCGTGCGCCCAGCGTTGCTGTGCCCAGGTTGAATTGTTGGTCAGTTTGTTTTGTGTAGCCGCCAGGCGTTTTGGTCTGCGATACAGACAACGGGCCTTGATTGAAACTGGTGGTTATATCGCCAGTGGCTGAATCTGTGGTTTGGCTCACACCACCAAAGTTCATTTCGTCTAACTCTGCACCGCGTATGATGCGTTGAATTTGTTTAAGTTTATGATAGTTTTGTTCCGCGTCACGTCCATCATAGTAGGCTGGTCCATCTGCACGATCGTATTGTGGATCACGGCGCAGTTCTGCTTGGCGTACCAGTTCGTCGATGTTGGGATATTTGTCTGCTAGGTCTCGGCGTTGTTTGTCCTGGTCCACAGGCGGTGCGGTATATGGTCGACTTCTAGCATCTGCTCTGCCAAGGCCGCGTTCTCTTTTGGCAATGGTTCGATCAGCTGCCGCAACCGCTGCGGGATCGTTACGGCCAAAGAATTTATTTGTCTGAGCCATGGCTTTGTTCACAGTGGCCTTTTTACGATAGTCGCCTAGGCTGACTTCGTCTACCTTGGTTTTTTTACTTTCTTTATAGTTCTTTTGTACGTCAGCATTGCCTTGTGCATCAATGTAGTTAGTACCTGAATAATTTTTTCCTGTTTTGGGATCAGTATGATCCCACCGGCCCAATGATTGTTGTTGCCCAGTTGTGGGATTTTTTGCAATGGTTGTGCTGGTATATGTTTGATTGGATTTTCCTCCCTGGTCAGTTGTGCGCATGTCGGAAAAAGTGGTAATATCGTCAAAACCGTCACCTTCATCAAGATCACCGGTATCTGCAAATTTGCCAAAGTGTTGTTGCTGTTGTTGCAAATTTGCTTGACGTTCTGTATCAGTGTAGCCTTGTCCTGATGCCATTCTTTGTTTAAAATCGGCTATTTTTGCAGGAGTCTGGGTTTGTGCTTTGTATGCTGCCATGTTCTTTGCATAGTCGGCTCTTGACACACTGCCTGGTTTTGATATGCGTGTGCTGCCATCAGGTTGAGTAATTGCCTGCTGGCCTGGCGGCACGTTGATAGGGGGTGCTTGTTCCGCCACACCTTTAGTTAATCCTGGTACTTCATTTTTGAGCACGCTCATGGCTCGCTGTAGACTACCATAAGTGTCAATGTGTCGACCGTTGGCGTGAATCATGTAATCATTGGGACCAGATTGGATGATTTCATATTTGCCACCATCAGCACCTGTGCCACGGAACACTACTGGTCCCGCCATGCCTTCTGACACTTTAGTTTTTTTGTTTGTAAATAAATCGTTGATGATCATGATTATCGTTCTTCTATGTAATCTTGACTGAGATCCTGTTCAGGACGCTGTTGCTGTTGCTTGCGGGCTTGATACAGTCGAACTGCCATGCCGGCATCATCCAAGTTCTTGAATCGACTGGGCAATGCTTGTTTGCCATGACGCAGTTCATAACCTTTGTTGTCATCTCCATAACAATCTAGAGACTTGCCATCCGCCATTTCAAATGTGGCAGCAGGTGTTGTTTCTTCTTTCATAGCTGATGCAAGATTTGCCTGAGTTTGTTTTGCATCAAAATTTTGCACATTGGCAAAATTATCATCACTCATGTCACGAACTTGTTGTTGAGCTTGGGTAACTTGTTGTTGTTTTGCTAATGGTAATTTTGCAAATTGCGGATCCTTAGTTATATCTTGTGCATTTGGACCTCTATATTGTTGTGCAGTGGCAGCTGCCTGTTTAACGTCCACCCCCGAAAGAGGGCTGACAATACTTTTTGCCACGCTGTCCGCTGCCGCTGCTTGTGGATTTTTACCTTGCATATAAGCTAAGCCTGCACTACCAGCTGCCTTTAGTCCTGTCCAGGCCAAACTGGCTTTATCTCCGAGTGTGGCTCCGC